GACAAAAAAAGACCCTGTAAAAACAGGGCCTTAGAAAGTTTTTTTATTGTTTTTATCGTTTCTTCTTCTTCAACTCTTGATTTATCCACTTTTTAGCAAGGTGATTCGTTACTTTCTTCTTTACTAGTAACATACATCGTTTCCACACTTTCGCAAACACATCCTCACCAGCATCGTTATTGTCTACAATAATCATATTAGAACCACCAAATAACCTTTGGAACTTACCTATATTTGATTGCACTTCATTCCACATCTGAGTTACTTGGTCTTCAGGCAGTGTACGTTTTCTTTTCTTATTACGTTCCTGTGCAGTATCCAGTGAGGTGTTGACAAAAATCATAGAACATTCATATCCAATGTTTTTCAATCCCTGTACCTGTTTTGCAATCTTATCGTAGTCTTTACCAGTACCATCAATGATAAGTCCTAGTCTACCACTCAAGAAGTTAGTCTGCATACGTTTGGTGACAGCTTTTGCCTTTACACGAATTTCCTGTCCTTTGTCTGAAAAGATGTCTTCTGGTGTAGTCTCTAGTCCAGCATCATTCAACATCTTTTCATAGATATCATCACTGTTTACAATTTTCATACCAAGTCCACCAGTAGTTCTTCTAACTACATAAGACTTGCCACTGCCAGGCCCTCCTGCTAAGAAGATTGCCTTGAATATATTGGGATCATAGACTCCCTCTTGTAGTTCCGTAAAGTTCTTCATGTTTTATTCCTAACAACTCCATAGTTCGCTGTTTGTACATTTCCTCATAGTATTTAGTTTCCTTGGTATTCTCAACTTTTATCTCTCTATCTAGTGTCTTCTGAAATGTCATTTTCTTTAGGCGATTTTTGAGTTTGGTTGTCATTTGTTACCTCTATGTTTGGTTAATGGTTATCATAACAAACTAGTGTTGTCAGTTGCCTCCTTAGAATGATTGTGGGGATGAATCTTCATCGCCCTTTGGTAATATTTTATCTATCTTCTTTCCACCATCTGTTGCTGTCACACCTGATGATGGATATGCACTCTGTACGGCATCACGAACACAATCTATATGTAAGTCATGCATCATCTTGCCTGGGCCATTCTTAAACTCGTGCCTCAGGTTTTTGATAAGGTATTTACCAGAGAGATATGGGTCTAACTCATCATCTCCAGTTGATTGATTCTTTAACTGTACTCCAATCAAGTCTCCAGCATGAACTGCTGTGTTTCCTGCTACAGCAAGTCTGAGGGTGATTGCAGTGTCCATAGAAACATTTCTAGACATTCTTTTCTGTAACCAGATATCATGTCCGTTATAATCCACATCAATATCATATGCTGGGTTTAACTGTCCACCATCGTCTGCCGGTTTGTTTCTCTGCGTGTACTGAAGATACTGCGTTGTCTCTGGATATTCTGTTATCTTATTGCCATAGTCATCTTTAGCCATGGATAGAGGGATAGACTTCTCAGAACCGTATCCATTGTATTCATCTACGTTGACCTGTTTTTCATAATCCTTTGAATAGTCGTATGCAAACTTAGTAAAGGTTTTGTTGAACGTATCGACTTCCAGATAGTTTGATGAGAGCATCCCTGCTCGTGCCTGTAACACGGTATCCCTAGAACTCACAACATCATAACTAAGGATATTGCTAAGATTAAGTACAACTTTAGATTGGTCTTCTGATGGTGTGAGTTCTCTATATACCATCTTAGGATTCTTTCTATCCATCATACTGTCAATGGTTCTATAGAAATATCCCTCGCAAGTCTCAAAGAATAGAAAACTTGGTGAGAAATTGTAGTCTTTTGATAGACACCGTTTAGATAAATCGTTAATGAAATCGAATGGACGTTTGTTGGGGGCAATCATCTTGAACAGGTTAGTGGACTCTTCGTAGTAGAACTCCTTTTTGGAATTCAAGTACTCTTCTCCTCTGACAATAGTTTTGATGATATCAGATGGCTCTCCAGAGAAGGACTGCTTAACTCTAATTCTTTGGTTTCTTACAAACTCAGCAGTTGTAAATCTAAGAGTGAATACCTTAGTTCTGTCGTTGATATTGACGTTGTTTGCAACCTGATAAACGTGTAATGGACTATCTGTAAAATTAATACAAATTGAACGGTCAGTATCATCATCTGCATTTGGAGTCATAATGATAAGACGCAACTTCTCTTGTCCTACAATAGAAGCGTTAGCAGTCAAGTTGTTTGTGTCAACAAATGATATGTTACCAGTGATTGAATTTGAGTAGATATCCTCAAAAATACTTATATTACTGAATTGTTCTTTTAGGTCTAGTTCTAGTCCACCTACCGTACAGAGAGTACATTCTTCAATAATAAATTCACCAGCGTATTTGAAATCCGCCATCTTTTATCCGTTCATCCTATTTTTGAATTCTTTTTTTATTTGAGATATAAACTCTGGTGATACTAGTCTTATTCTTCTTCTTGTATCCTGTAACCTGTCTTCAAACTCATAGTTCGTTATTGGTGTAGACCCTGCTGGGATACTATTTGCATCATCAACAGGTTGTTCAATTAGAATGGTTGTATCTCCAGAGGTTTGTGGATACTCGTAGTGGTGAATACCGTTTACATCATCATACTTACTTTCTACAAACTTCTCAAATGAATGTTGTGTCATAGGCCATTCATTATAGTAGTCTACAATGTCATTCGCCATCAGCACAACCCAATGAAGTTCTGAATCACCATAGAACTCGTGTGCAATATATTCTGGCGTTTCACCCGCTTTCACATCATAGAAATCAAATGCAACTTGGTTATTCTTTACAAAATCTCTGAACCTAACCCTTCTGGTTAAGTTTGTCATTAGAACAAACTGTCCAGAAGTTTGGACATCATAAACAATTTTAGGGAACTTTTTAAAATAAGACATGATTAAAATCCATCCATTATACGTTTCTTTGTAATGATTTCTAGTTCTTTAAAGTTCAGTGTAAGCTGTGTTTCTACTGGTTGGTCATCTGTAAAGAATTGTACTCGTTCTCCACCATACTGAATATCAACTGATTCTAGAACTGATGTAGATATTTTATGTAGGTGGGTATTGGGATGATATTCAATATCAAACGTAGAAGGTACAGTCATTGTTCGTCCAGTAGGGTCAGAACCATCAATCTCTGGCATTGCGTGATATCTAAATGCTGTAACAATATCTTCGATAGCTTGTGCTTCTTCAGCAGAGGTAGGTAACATCTTAAATGTAAATGCAAAAGACCTTCTATCAATACCCTCAAATACCATCTCTGACCTGTTGTTACGAACCCTGCCCTGACTGATATCTCTTGCTGCTTTTGCTCCAGTAGCAACTGCATCTAAAGCGCCAGTAGCCATATCTTTTACTATATTTTCGCCCTGACCTATAAACCTTTTTGCCAGTTCGTTAAATGATGCGTCTGATTGAACCGCATCATAACCAGCCATAACATTAGCAACAGCAACACCAATTTCTGCTTCACCATATCCTGCCTTTTGACTCATGTTAAGTTGTGCGGGCATATACAATGCAATTGCTTGAGATAGTCTTTTTGTTGGAGCTCTTTTCTGAGTAACAGTAGAACCATCTGTCCTAGTTTTAGATTTTGGTGGACTATAACCACTTTTGGCATTGTGTGCCGCCATTGCTTTGTCTTCTGCACTTTTCGCTTCAAAGTCAATGGTTGCACTTGTTTGTACATTGATAAAGAACATTACATAATGCTTACTTCTCTCCATAGTACCAAGTTCTTTTGGATAACTTATAAAGTTATACTTAATTCGGTCTGTATTTTTCCGTTTTATGTTTGTTAAAAGCGCCATATAAATAGTCCTACGATAACCTTGTGAAAGTATTTATACGGATTGTAATGGCATATAAACCACATAAGGGAAGATATGTTCCCAATAAACCCCAAAAATATAGAGGCGATTATAACAACATCGTCTATCGTTCTTCATGGGAGCGTAGGTTTATGCTCTACTGTGATAGAAGTGATGCAATCATCGAATGGGGCTCTGAAGAGATTATCATACCCTATATATCACCCCTTGATGGTAGGATGCATAGGTACTTCCCAGATTTCTATATCAAAGTAAAACAGTCAGACGGTACAATCAAAAAGATGTTGATTGAAGTCAAACCCAAAGCACAATGCGGCCCTCCCCCTATACCCAAACGTAAGACACAACGATTCATCAATGAGGTTCGTACATGGGGTGTCAACAAGGCAAAGTGGGATGCAGCGATTGAATGGTGTAATGACAGAAATATAGAATTTAAGATTCTTACTGAAGACCATGTGGGATAACGTATAAATAGAAGTATGGCAGATATAATTGAAAGCATACTTAAAAAGACTGGCGGTAAAGACCGTAGTGTTCGTTGGTTTCGTGAGAAGGTAAAAGAACTAGGTGAAGTGCCTTCACGAACATTGATTCGTGAGGGTAAGGTGGGTGTACGTCCTCATATTGCTAGAATGAATTTCTTCATGTATAGTCCAAAATATAAAGATGACAAGAACGTACTTCCATACTATGATAAGTTCCCTTTGATTTTACCTATACAGACCACAACACCAATGCGTGAAGGATTTATGGGATTGAACTTCCATTATCTTTCTATACCAATGCGTGTTAGATTGTTGAACATAATGTCTGAATATGCAAGTGATGATAAGTTTGATGAAAATACAAGAATTAGATTGACATGGAATAGGATAAAAAGAAACCAGTTGGTTCGCCCAACAGTGAAAAAATATCTGTATGACCATGTTAAATCACCGTATCGTAGAATTGATGCAGATGAGATGATGGTTGCAGTTTTGTTACCAGTACAAAAGTTTGTACGGGCACAGGAAACGCAAGTGTATGCAGATTCTAGAACGGCAACCCGACAGCCTAGGAGTCCATAATGGCACTACAAGAATTCATCTCCAAGTTTTATGATAAGGGCGGCCCTGCGTTTCTGAATAGGTTTGAGGTTATTATTACATCTCCCACAGAAACAGGAAACAGCGGTTCAGACAATAGACACACATCATTTAAAGTTGTTAGTGCAGTGATGCCAGGTAAAAATCTGAGAACTGTTACAAACGAGAATGTTTATGGC